TCTGCTATTTGTTTGTTTAACAGTCCTTTCTGATAAGTAATCTCATCTAAGATGTAACCACCATTATAATAATACAAGGCGATTATGGTCGTGGGGTCGTTAGAATAACCGAAGTCTAGACCGTATCTTTCTAGCCTGGCTTCATGCGGGATATCATCTAAGATCTTCCAACCTGTGTAGATTTTACCTTCTACTTCGCCTAATTGACCTTCACCATATACTTTCCACCAGCCTTTTCTACTCTTTCTTTGCTCAATTGAGGCAATTATGTTCTGATCAAGGGCTTCGTTGTCCTTGTAGGTTAGGATTATATGGTCGCAATCTCCTCTATCTTTAACATTTTCGTAGAACCAAAACTCATTAGTAGGATTCCAGTCTAGGAATACAAAATCTTTTGTTCTGACTTCAAGTTGTTCGAAAGCGTCAAATGGTATGTTATTGCACTCGTTAATGAATAATCTGTCTCTTCGTGGTCCTCTAACTTTGTCTGGTTGATCTGCAGAGAAGAACTCAATCTTGCTTCCAGTCTCAAAGGTGTAAGTGTAATCTGTTTTGTTCCAGTCTTTATCGTTAAAATAGCCATGTTCTTGCATTATGAGTAGGAAATCGCGCATAACTCCCCTTTTAAGGTGAGGGAAACTTTCAGATACTATGCTTGTTAAGGTATGTTTCTTGTCTTGTTGGGCTTTTGCAATTAGATAAAGTACGATTGATACTGTCTTACTGGCTGAAGTTCCCCCTTGTACGGCTCTAATTCTTTGTTTTAGAGCCATTACTCGCTTTGTTGCTGTTGTTTCACTGTACATATTAGAGTAATTTATCAGGCACAGCATTTAGTCTTGCCTTGCATATCTCAATGTATTCTGGGGTCATATCTATTCCTATATAGTTTCTGTTTAACATCTTTGCTGATACAAGGGTACTTCCTGACCCACAGAACGGGTCAAGTACTGTATCTCCTTCTTTGCTGACTAAGGTTATAAGCCAAGATATTAAGTGAATAGGTTTTACTGTTGGATGGTTATTGCTTTGTGGTTTTAGTGGTATTTCTTCCCAAATGGGATTTTCGCATTTGCAAGGACTACCGCTTGATTTTTGATAACCGCATATCGTGCATCTAAAGTTTCCCCTATGTCCTGATGCTTTTGCTTCTAACCCCTCACACCCTGCATTCCGTTCTTTCTTACTTGCTTTAGGACATATCAGCATAGGATATACCTTTTGTACCTTTTCTGGGAGATTCTTTAGGTTCTGTTCAAACCATTGGTCTATATCAAAGTATCTGTTAAATGAGCCAGAGTCGCCAGTATGTCTTAATTTCGATACTCCCATCTGATTAAAACTATCTTTATAAACTGTTTTGCTTTTAGTTCTATCAATATCTTTTGTTATGTTCCCTGTCTTCCTCACCTCCCCATCATCTAAAGCGTTATCTGTTGATATAAGATTGGCTGGGAATCTGCCGTCTGTATTAGCTTGGGCTTCATCTCCTTGTGCCTTAAATCCATATCCTTCGCCTCTCGTATGTTTTGCTCTGCCACCTATATTAGGAGTTTCGCCCTTATAGGGTATTCTTGTTCCATCTATGTTTATTCCACCTGTTCCGTGCTTTAAGCAGTTATCTGCTATGGTTTTTTCACTTAAAGGTTTCCTTGCTAATACTATCGGTTCGTGGCTAACACTTCCGCCTTGATTTATGATAACAGCTTGGCGAACAGTATTTTCTTTTAGTGTCGGGGTGGTTAAACTTTTCTCTGCAAAACAAACAAGTTCGTTCAGACTTTCTTTTAGCATTTGTATCAAAACACTTTCTTCCGCAAAAACAATTTGGGTGTGCTTCCAGTTCTTTAATCCTTCTTTCAAATATTTTTTCACATTCCAAGCACTTTGCTTTTTTCCACTTACTACAAACTCTTTGGCTTGGGTGGTATTTTGATATATGACCGCCAATAGTAACAATTTCAAGGTTTTCCAGTCTATTGTCTTGCTTATCTCCGTTTTTGTGGTGGGTGTGTTCTGATTTAAGTAATTTTCTTCCAAGATGCTGTTCCATAACAAGACGATGTTCCAGAATATTCTTTTTGTTTCCTGTGATTTGAACATACCCGTCTTTGGTAATTGTTCTTCGTTCTCTATTGTATTCAGCTTGCTTACAAGCCATTGAACAGAGTTTTGCTTTTTTAGCTCGGCTTGGTTTAACTCTAAAAACCTTTCCGCAAGCTCTACATTTAATGTCTGACATAAAAGTAAATTTAATAATAAACCTACTTCTATTATACTGTTATCTGGAACTGCTGTCAAGGGTTTCATAGCCCATAGTATTGGCTCGTGTGCGGGCTTTGTCGCTGAACCCCAACCTTCCCATTCAGAGTTGCCTTTGGTTCTTTTATTAACACCTCTTCCATCTGGTGGTTTATTTACACTAAAACTATTTCCGCCCCATCGTTTTTTACCATCAGGAGCTATATAATCAGCTTCTTCCCTCTCATTCCCCATCTTCTTATCAACTGCTTTCCCTATATTATGAGATTTCGGAAATCCACTTGCATAAATCCATTCCAACATATCCCTTATCTCAAACCCAGCATCTTCAATAGCACAAGTCATTCTGTGATATGTCCTTGTTCCACTAAATGAAAGTAAGTGTCCACCTGGCTTTAATACTCTTAGGGCTTGTTTCCACATTTCTACGCTGTAAGCTATTCCTGAGTTATCCCATTTCTTTCCCATAAAACCCAACTCATATGGAGGGTCTGTTACAATTGCTGTTATGCTATTGTCTTTTAGCTTCTGCATTTTTTTAATGCAATCGCCAAGTAATAGTTTATTCATCTTTTGGTAATTGAAGTATTGGTTGAGGTAGTTCTTTTCCTAATGTTGAATGGTCAATATGTGCTTGAGGTAAGCCATCCATTCTGTTTGCTATCTCTTTAAATGCTTGAGTATCGCCATCGTTCAAAACTTTATCAACCATTTTTCTAGCCATTATCTCTTTAATCTTTTTGCTTTTGTTTTTATCTCCTGCTAGCTTTTCTACTTCTTCATTAAAAATGCTACCCCAAGTCCATTCTTTCTTTGGAGCACCTTTTAAATTTCCTGATTGTCCTGGTAAATATTTAGGCATTTCTGTTATTTTTCTGTTATTTTCCTTCTTTTTGTGTAAATTTAGCTATTTTTCTTCCTTTGGTTTAGGGATTACCTGTATAAGTTGAGATACAGTTAATGTCATTCCTTCTTCTTCTAAGATTTTATTAATTTTTTCCATTACTTCTTTTTGCTTTTTTTCTTGTGTCATATGTTTTTTAGCCCCAGACTACCGCAATGAGTAATTTCATAGGGTTTAATTTTGTTAAATGTTGAAATCTAAAGAAGATTCCGTTAAAATCAGTACCCTCCGTGTCTTGCGCCCATAGTCCAGGACTTTAATATACTCAGCGATGTAAGCATTCATCTCTTTGATTTGACTCCTTGTGGATTATATATTGAGTCCTGGAGTTAAGACCACAATCCCTAGAGATATACTCCATCTTACTTACATCACGAAATATACTATTTTCCTAATAATGCTTTAACTCTTTTTCGATAGTCTTTGGGTGAAGGATTGTTACAGCGTGGGCAACCATCAACTATTTCCTTGTTGTATAGTGTTGTGCATATCTTACAACGCTTATGGAAGCTCATAATCTTAACTTCTATTGGATTTTCTTCTATGTCTTTCATATAAAAAAAACTAGCAATAAAAAGCTAGCGTAATAAAACACTCCTCCGGTGTCGTTGTAAGATTATCTCACCCATAGTGATATGAATTAGTTACTAAGCAAAGGAATAGACACAGTCATTCACTTTCACGGCTCAAAGAGCGGTTATTCGCTACAGACATTCATCAATATTCCTTAGCCCAGCGACTAAGGTGAGCAAACTTATGAGTACCAGTGTTATACCCCACACTGATAAGGGGTTATCTCCTACTTAATACTCTACCATAAAAATCAAAAGTTGTCAAGTTAATGAAGAAATTCCAAAAAAATGTAGAAATCTAACCCTTTAGTAAACTTTTCGATTAATATGTCTAAAATCTTAAAATGTTTAAAATATAGGGGGGTATGTATGTATCCTTATATTAATAATAATAATAATATATATATATAACTATATTTTATACATTTTAGAACTCTCTCTTCCATATTCGCTAATTTTAGCCAATATTCAGCCATTCTAAAATTCTTAAAACTTATGATTTGGGTGGGAGTCCTACATTTTAAAACCCAAAAATCATAAAATCATCAAAAAAAACTTATCCACTTGACACATCTTTAATAGCGTGTTAATATGGTTATAGGACAATCAAACGGCTTTTCCATGCTTGAGCCACAAAAACTGTACCGTTTTTTTATATAAAAGAACTTCAAAGGAACGTATGCCTCGGGTTTATCCCGCTAGTTGGTACAGGCTAGACAAGCATGGGTATATGTTCCTCTGAGGTTTTTTTAATAATAATGGGTGAGACCATATGAATAACTTAAAACTGCCATATCCAATAGGTGACATTTTAGACACCTATTTGATACCATTAAATCCTCGTGTACCAAAAGAAGTTTTATTGCTGTCTTTACTTTCGTACATATCACGAATTCTTTGCTTTAATAAGGTAAAGATACACGCTGATCAACACATTGTGTTTCCTAATATCTATGGCGTTATCTTCATGCCTTCTGGCTCAGGAAAAGATAGAACCTTATACTATTTGAATAATATCTTTGAAGCGGTATTTGAAGCAATGAAAAAAAATTGCGATGAATACAAAAAAAATACAATAGAATCCAATGATAGGTATGTGAAAGAAACCGGACTAACTGGATCAATGAAAACTAAATTTTTAGAAAATAACTACCCAAGAAACCTAGTATTAGAAGTAAGTGCATCAACTCCAGAAGGAATAGTAGATTTGAGAAAAGAGTTCCTAAAAGCAAACTTTGGCTCAGTACACTTCAAGCATAGTGAGTTTATTGACCACATGACTGCATCTACTAAAGATGTTACAAAAGAGGGGTTCAACACCCTTTTAACAGAGGTTTATGAGTCAGGTGAGAGCACTCCCAAAGTAATTAAAATGGACAAGGAAAGCATGTCTATCAAGGATGTACCGCATACAATGCTTGTACACTCTTCATTCTCAAACATATTAAGTGATGTAATTACTTTTAAAAAATTCAAATCATGGATAAACAGAGGATTGGGTAGGAGATGTATATTTAGCTTTTTGCAGGAAGAGGAAGATTATGTGAGGCGTACAGCAGAAGAAAGAAAAGAAATAAAAAAATCTACAGACGAAGCACTATCTCTTTTTAAAGATCCGATGCTCTATATTTATTCAAAAACCAAACAAACAGTAGTCAGCTTTGGAACTAATGATGCACCAACTCATCAGAATAAGGAAATTCATTTAACAGAAGATGCTTTAGAATATTTTATAAACTATGAAGAAGACTTAAACTTTACTGCAAAATCTGCTACCAAGGGGATGGAAGAGGGAGAAAAAGGAGAGTATACTGACAGACATCGCAAATCTTTGAGATTGGCAGGATGTATTGCAGCAATATGTCATCCTGATAAGCTCTTTGTAAATAAGAGCGACTTAATCCTTGCACGCCACTTAGTTGAGTTTTTCGGCAAACAGTTCAAGTCATTAATAAACTTTAAAGAAATTAGTGATGTAGAGATTGCATATAACTTTATAAAAAATCATGGATTCACTACCAAAGGAGGCTTAAGAGAATTGTGTAAATCAGCAGACAACAATAAACGAACAGCATTTGTAAGATCAATAGACGAATACTTGCCTGAATATTGTGAGAAATACGATGAAGAACTAATTATATCTAAGCCTAGTAAGAATACAGTTATGTATAAAATAGAACCAAAAAAATTAAACTTAATTGAAGTAAAAGAATTGCCTAGGGCGGGATTTTCTCCAACCAAAAACGCAAGAGAACACCCTGTTGGTGGCTATCAATTTATTGAAAAAGATTTTAAAGATGTTCCAAAAGTTATAACTAAATATAATTATACTACGCATAAGTTAAAGAATAATTATAGAAAAACAGAGAATGTTGAATACTTGGGGAACATGCTAATTTATGATGTGGATAACTATGAAAATACCCCATATTTAAGTGTAGAAGAAGCAAAAGAACGAGTGAAAGAGATTTGTTCTATTATTCTCCCAACCCAAAGTCACAATAGAGAGAAAAAGAGTGGCAAAGTAATTCATCCGCCAGCAGAACGATTTAGAATCATAGTTTTGTGCAACACTCCGGTCAACCCGGCAAAAGCAAAGTATGATGAAATAATAAAAAGAACAGCAGAAGATTTGGGTCTGTTGCAGTTCGTTGATGTGTCAGCATCTGATGCATCAAGATATTTCAAGCCATCTCGCACTGACTTTGAGTGGATAAATATTAACAACAATGTCTACAGCTGGGAGTGGTCAGACTATAGGAAAGAAAAACCAGTTTATGGCACGCCAAAGAAATTTGAAAACCTAGACGATATAAAGCAAATCCCTATCAAAGGATTTCTACAGGGAGAGGGCAAGCCAGCTGGCAAGGATATGTTAAAATATTGTTGCCCACTACACAAAGATGGCGATCCTTCATTTGTACTTTATGAAAAGACAAATAGTTTCAACTGCTTTGGCTGCAAAAGAGGAGGTGATATTATAAGGTTCTACGAATATTTGAAAGATTATTATGGTAAACCGCATGCGTTTATCAAAGCGAAAAATGAATTAAAAAAATTAATAAAATAATAATATATCAAGGTCGATGTATTCAAATATACAGATATACGATTAATTAAATAATTAAATATACAAATATGTCAGATGATAAATTTTTTACAGACGATAACTTAGCTCAGTCTAATTGGATGAAATTTGATAAGGTGGGCGATAAGTGCAAGGGTGTCCTTATTGGTCAATCAAGAAAAGAGGGTAGGGATGGTTTTGCACCTCAAGCAGTTTATGAATTGCAGCAAGAAGATGGTTCAGTTCTTAATGTAGGTATTAGTGAGAAAAAGGACTTTGTAATCAACAGAATGAAGCAAGCTAAAATGGGAGACATTGTTGGCTTCTTATTTAAAGAAGAGATTGAAACTGCTAAAGGGTTTCATCCAGCAAAGAGTATAATAGTTTACATTAAAGCAGGTGAGGGTGTAGAAGAGGCTCCAGAAGAGCCAGACTTTGAATAATAATTTATTGGGAGGTAGCTATATGCTACCTCCCCTTTGGGTGAGATATGACAGACGATTTTTTTTCAGATGATAATCTGGGAGAAAAATACTTTTGCGAATACTGTGAAGAGTATTTTACTCCTATGAAAATTCATCAATATATATGTACTACATGTATAAAAAATAAAAATACAATCAAATTAAAAGATAGAAAAGTGGCAAACAACGATGATTTGCCATTCTAATTATACAACTATGCAATTATACAAACATCAACAAAATATAGTAGATAAAGATCCCAAGCGTTCCTTGTTGGCTTGGGAGTGTGGTACGGGCAAAAGTCTTGCCGCAATGAAACTATGCAAGGATAACTTTCTTGTAATCTGCCCTAAGTCAATTAAGCAGAAGTGGAAAGACGAGATAAAGACTTTTCTAGGAGATGTAACCTATGAAGTTTATACAAAGGAAGAGTTTAGAAAAAATCATGCCCGGATAAGGGGATGTGCTGCCGTAATAGTAGATGAGGCACACTTCTTCAGCAACTCAAAAAGCCAGATGCACAAGTCCTTGAGATATTATTTAAAAAGATGCCAGCCAGACAGAGCATACCTACTAACTGCTACCCCCTACATGAGTACGCCATGGAACATTTACGCACTTGCTTCGATTCTTGGCAATAGGTGGGACTGGCACAAGTTTAGAGAATTCTTTTTTTATAAGGTAACAATGGGTAACAGGGATATATGGATGCCAAAAGACGATATGGAAGAAGATGTTGCGAAATTAGTTAAAAGAATTGGCGATAGCGTAAAGATGGAAGAGTGCTTTGATATTCCAGAGCAAATTGATAGGATAGAGTGGTTTACAGAAACAAAGGAGCAGGCAAGGGAAACAATGAACTACCTGCTTGAAATTCCCATCGTATATTACACAAAAGTTCATCAAATTTGTGGTGGCAGGATAAAAGACCATAATAGATATATTAAATCTGAAAAGTTTGAAAGATTAAAGGAACTATTAAATTTGAACAAAAAAATTATTGTTGTCTCAAGGTATAGCAGAGAGATAGAGATGATAAAAAAATCATTAGCTGGTAAGAGGGACGTTCTAGTAATAGATGGTGGTACAAAAGACAAGTATGCCACATCAAAAGAAGCAGAAGAAAAAGAAAATTGTGTTGTTTTGATAAATTCATCAGCAGCCGAAGGTTATGAGCTACCATCTTTTCCAGTAATGATATTCTATTCGCTAGACTTCTCATTAAAGAACTATATTCAAGTTAAGGGTAGAATATTGCGTGCCAATAAATTAAAGAAAAATGTTTACATCCACATGGTAGTAAGAGACACCGTTGATGAGGCAGTCTACGATTCTCTGCTAAGAAAAAAAGATTTCCATGTTGAGATATATGCCAAAGAAAACCCATTAGATGTAGTGGACACTTATGATGAGGTTATGAAATGGTCAGGATCAGTTGACGTTACTATGAAAAAAACACATAAACAAGATAATCTTGTGTAAACTTATCCACATCCCCACAGCAAAACGTCATTTCACTGTGGGGACAGTCATAAGTTGGGGTTGACAAGATTTAATCAGTATGGCATAGTATAGATAGATGGTAAAACATCACAAATAACCACGCCAAAATAGTAATACACTTGAAGCGTGGTAGCAACCACGTGTTTTTATTTATAGGGGCGAGATACTGAAAGCGGATTGAATTGGTGCAAACCGATTTATCTTGCAAAGAAGTATAACAAGGCGTGGTTGCTTCTCGCCTCTTTAAGTGAAAATAAAGGTCGATCTAATAAATCAATAACAAATAAATATATGAAAAAAGATTTAACATTAGAATGTGCTGATTGTGGACATAAAGCACTATTCAAAGAAAGAGAAAATGGATGTCCAAAATGTAAATCAAGAAAAGTTTTAAATATACCCAATGCTGGTAAGTTGACGGAAGCATTAAGGGCTGGTTCAAAATAACGAGCAGAGTTGGGGGGTGTGAGTTAACCGCTCGTTATCTCCACCCTCAGACTCTTAATAAATATATGAAATCAAATTGCTGTGGTGCTAATATGTATCAGGACTTCTGCACGGAATGCAAAGAGCATTGTGAAGAAGAAACTGATTCAGAAGAATATGATAAATAATTGGCACAAAATCAATAAAAAGTGGAAGCAAGACAGACGCTTAGAGCTTTTAGAAAAAACAGCGTCTTATGCAGTCTTAATAGCTCTTGTAGTCAATATACTAGCTTTTGTAGGTATAACGCGTCAGCAGGCGAATAGAGCATTAAAAACGCCACATATAGACACAACAGGAGGTACAATGTATCTATCGTGTAGTGAACACTTAAAAAATAAAGAATTAAAATGTATTTAATATGGATAAAATGGAAAAAATAATATTTGCATTAGTCATCTGCGGTATGGCTATACTATTATCTGGGGGACTCTTCTTTGTATACTATTTTGATAAAGCAAGCTGTTATGACAAAACAGCAAACTATAAAGCACAATTACAGTCTTATAGTTGGATAAAAAATTATTGCTTTGTTAAGATGCCAAACAGCTCTATAGTCAACTTAGAAAATTATAGAGATATAAAAGAATTAAATAAATAAATATATGAAAATATATGATACATCACCTAAGTATGATTTACTAAAAGGTGAAAGGAAGTATAGCGAACCAGTAGATGTTCGCACAGATGAGGAGAAGTTTTATTTAGAGGATATTGCTAAATCAGAGGAATATGAAATGGCTAAAATGGATGCAGAAGATGCACTAAAAGAAAAGATATTTGATGACCACGACTGCCACAACGACCCAAACGACGGTTGTTCAGTATGTTGTGATAAATTTAATAAATAATTTTTATGAATTCACATAATGCAACAAAAAAACTAAAACCTCTTAATGACGAAAATATAAAAGCTGGTTCTAAAGAGTGGACTGATAGAGAGATGACCGATGGAGAACTAGAGGCAGTAAAGCAGATGCCATCTATTGCATTAGATTTGGAGATAGCCGGCATTGCAGCTAAAAGAAAAGTATGAAATATTTAGACCTTTTCTCTGGCTATGGAGGATTTAGCTTGGGGATAGAAAAAGCGTATGAAGATATACAAAGAGATATGGGTTCTAAATCAACAGACAAGAAACCCGAACAGACCAAGTCTAAAATACAGCTCAGGGGGAAGCGGTCCACTATGGAATAAATGAGAAAGGCGAAGAGGTAGAGATGAGCGATACTCAACGATATAAAATGTGTGGCAATGGCGTTGTTGTAAATTGCGTAGAAGAAATAATAAAAAAATTATGATAACCGCATATCACATAAAAGAAAAACAAGTTTACATCTGGTCGCACATTTGTCCCCCGTGGCTTTTAGATTATTTAGAGCAAAGCGATAACTGGAAAATAATTAACTAAAAATATGAAAAATAGAGATTTAAAAATAGAGTTTAGAGATGTTGACGGAGCAAGGATGGTTTATGCTGAGGGCGTAATTGCTTGGCTGTATCACAATAATCAAGTAAAGCTCGCTAAGAAGTTCACTAAGAAGCTAGAGGTGTTTGAGGATAGTTATGAAGAACTTGATTTCGTTAGTGGGACAATGACTTGGAAAAAATAATTAACTATAAAACTATGGGAGGCAAAGCAAGTCGTGATCGTGGTCATCGGTTCGAACGCCGAATGGCAGAAGAATTTAGAAACATTGGCTACACAGACTGCATCACAAGCAGAGCTGGTGATAAGTCTATGGATGAACAGGGTGTGGATTTATTAAAAACCTATCCATTTAATATACAATGCAAGAATTACAAGCAATGTGTTAACTATCCTCAAATTTTCAGCGAAATGCCTGACGACACCAATTACAATGTAATTCTATCCAAGGTCAAAAGGAAGGGTACTTATGCAATCCTAACCTTAGATGACTTTTTGGAACTTATAGGAATTTTACGGGAGGAACAAATAATATGAAACAACGAATCACCGAAAAACAATGGGATGAGTTGAGTGATAAAGAGGAAGATATACTATATGATTTTTATGGAGAATGCGTATCAGAATGTGGTTGGTATCATTTAAACATCGGTCAGCTTATAGAGTTTTTAGGAGATAGCTGGTGGTATGGTTATTTTGATGCAGATAAAGATGGGTGTATAGATGTAACTAATGATGAGATAGAGTTAATTGATTTTTTGTGGGAAGCGACTAAATATAAATTAAATTATGATAGATGAAGTTTTAGTTAAAAATTATGCAGTAACCATAGATGGTGAAACTCACTTTGTTCAAACAAAAGAAAGTGCAGAAGCGTTGCTAGAGAACCACAGATATATCTGCAAGAAGTGTTATAAACCTCACAAGACAGAGAATAAGTTTAACTGGCGGTGTAAACATTGTAAGACAGTCAACATTTTAAGATTTTATAATAGAAACAAATGAACTTTAAAGAAGCTAAAGAACAGATAAAGAAAGATGATAGGCGTTTCTTCTGGGAAACAGTAATACAGGGTATAATACTGTGGGGTGTACTTTTCTTAATGGGATTCTTAATAGTGTATTGGTTTTGGGAAATACTGTTAGGGTTTGTTTATTAGTATGGATATTTTCTACAAAATACTAAGCGTTGTAGCAATCTCTGTTATTCTAATCTTATATATTAAAGATAATTAACTTATAAATCTGTGAAATGTCAACTGTGTGGGGATAATGTAATACAGCCGAAGTGGCTTGGAGTTACTTGCAAATCGTGCCATAGACACGAATGGCTACAAACTTTCTTTTTAATCATATACACAGTTAGCATAACAATCTGCTTCCTGACTGTGTTGACAGGCTTTATAGTAGTAACATCTAAGCTACAAATTGTTGAGGGAGCATACGATTCGCTCAAATTTAAAACATTACACTGTGAGCAAGACGACTAATACATAATTATATGACTTATGAAAATAACAAGGTTTAATAAATTTATGGATAAGTATGTTAGACATGCTGGGTTATGGCACGATGAGGGGTGTAATTTTGTGTACTACGACCATGGTGTTTGTAATTGTAACACCGCTAATAATAATAGAACTATCAAAAATTGGATACTAACGATAAATAAAAAGCCTATTAATAAGACACATAATCAAGAGTTATAAGACAATTAAATTAAATAAATATGGCAAAAGAATTTTTACCACCACAACCAATAAAAAAAGAACCTAAGTGGTTCCAAATAGTTGTTATACTTGTTACAAGCCTTCTTATAGGCGGTCTTACAGCATTAGCTGTTATAAAACTCCCTAGCTATTTTAAGGCTAGGAAGGTTGATAAGATAAAAGAGATTGTTCAGATTATGGATCAGAGGTATCTCCCAGCGTTTAGAAAGCTAGCAGAAGACAA